ACTTGCATTATATTTCCCAGTTTCATCATCAATGAGTTTAATGCTCATTCCAAGAGTTGTGTTAATATTGTCTACCGCTATTTTGAGTTGACTTTTTTCCTCCTTTGTTTTATTAGTTTTTTCGTTTAACCGATCATATGTTTCGATTTGTTTATCTAAAAGATCAAGTTCTGCATTTGATTTTTGTACAGTATCCGCAGTTGTTTTTTTTAATTCATTATAACTATCTATATTATCATTGATAGATTTTGTATATTTATCTGTACTTTTAGCCGTTAATCCATTGGCAATAGCCAAACTTCCTAAAACGGCCACCAGCGTTCCAATAACGGTGATTACTGCTCCGACCGGATTAGCGCTCATTGTAGCATTCAATACTTCCTGCGAAGCGGTAGCTTCCGTATCGGCAACGGTCTTGGCGGCCAGAGATGCGCGAAGGGCTGTATAAGCGGTAATGGTAGACTTAACTATAGTAACGCCGGTGCTGGTCAATTTGAGCATCGGCCCCAGAGCGACAACAAATAGTCCGATTTTAGTTATCAGCTCTTGCGTGCCTTCATCCAGCGATGAGAACCAATGCGCTAAGTTCTGCGTATTGTTAGACACCTTTTCGATCATAGGAGCCAAAGACGCACCGAGAGATATACCCATGTCAGTGACGGCATTCTTGGCGATTTGGAGTTGCGCGGCGGATGTGCTATACTGTTTTTCGGCATCGGATGCCAGTGCGGTATTATCGGACCACGCCTGATTGGCGTTATTTAGGGCGGTGGACATTGTGTCGCTACCCGTCGCCATGGCCAGAAACGTCCGTAAAGTCTTGTTCGAAGACAATCCCAGATCGTTCAGTGTCTGTGTGGCGTTCTTGCCCTCGTTATTAGAAGTGTTCAGCCCGGCCACAAATTGCATGATCGCGCTCGCGGCATCTTTTCCATATGCCTGTTTAAAGGCGTCAGCGGTCATTCCGGCGGTTTTGGCGATCTCATCGAGTTTTGGACCGCCCGTCGAAACGGCCAGTGATATAGCCTTTATAAGAGAGTTAAAGGCCGTATTGCTGGTAATGCCAAGCGTTTGCATCCCGGCGGAAAAGCCCAGAATATCCGCTTGCGAAATGCCGGCGGCGGTGCCGCTGTCTGCAATGGTATTGGCAAGGTTGATAATTTGCTCACCGGTAGCGTTGCTGGTATTTTTGAGCTCTGTGATAGTGCTGGCCCATTTGCCCACATCGTCCTGCGACATGCCTGTAGCTTTTGAAAAGTCGCTTTCCGCCTGCGTTGCGGAATCTCCGGCCATACCGGTCACGGCGCTAAAATCCGCCATGACTTTAGTAAAGTTCAGAATATTCGGAGCCTGTACGCCGATTTTACCGGCATTCTCCGCGATCCTGGCCAGATCATCAACGGTTTTAGGCGTGACCAGCGACATTTCGCGTAGTCCATCGCCGATCTTAGCAATATCTTCATCGCTTCCGGCCACCGTCTCACGGACGCCGACCATAGCCGAATCAAAATCGGATGCGGCTTTTGCGGCATATCCCAGCCCAGCGGCGGCGATGGCAGAAAGAGGAGCCACACCGTGAGCCATTTTGTCGAGGTTCTTTGAAGCTTTATCCAGCTGGTTGGTCAGCTGATCAAGTTTTAAGTTGTTTAAGTCTTTAAGATTTTTCTGCGCTTTGGTAACGGCGTTATCCGCATAGGCAACCTCTTTAGAAAGATTTTGAAATTCTTTGCTGTTTTTATCGGTTCCAGACGCTTCTAGATCAGATAATGCCTTATGTAGCTTTTCGGCTTTAGTCTGCGTGTCTGCAACGGCTTTTTGCGCTAATTCCTGGGCGCGTTTGAATTTATCCGCGTCCCATCCCTGATTTAAGGACGTTTTCAGTTGTCCGAGTTCTTTTTGGGTAGTCTTGAGCCCGTCATCTATATTTCGAAGATCAGCGTTTAGTTGTTTGCTGTCAACCGTTACATTGATCTGATATTCACTTTTTTTATAATCTGCCACGATTACCTCACCGGCCCATATATAGAATTCATGGTTGCCTCATCCATTGGCGTATACATTGGATCGTTTATTGTTGGATTTTTAAGCATATTAACTGTCTTAATTATTTGAAGGACATCGAAAATACGAAAACTGTTTAAAACAAATTCTGGGATACCGCATATCGCGCAAACGGCCAAAATATTCAATTCCGCTATGCCGTTTTGATTTTCTGAATTATATTTAGAATTGTTTGACTTTTTATATAGATCATTTTCCCGCATGACATCGTTTTCAAAGGCTATAGCCGCCTCTGTTAAATTAGCATCCGCTAATTTAAGAAATGAAGCATAATCGGGACGCCGTCCTTCAATACCGGAATATAAAAGCCTTAAACAAATCAATATTGCTTTTTCGTTCGTTTGAACTTCAAAAGAATTTTCAAGAAACGATTCGCCAAATATCGATATGTATTGAAATAGTGTTTTTATCGCCGGATTGAGTGTATAGACGGCGTCTCCGATTTTTACTTTCATTTTAATTCCTCATCAGCCAATTGCGGGCATAATCGGATCGGGACAAGCGTCCTCAAATCCTTCATAATTGGCATCATCCGGATACGCCAGAATCATAAACGCTTTTCGCTTGTTACCATTTTCGTCACGGTATTCGGAACCGTCGGCATTAAGCGCCGGATCGCCTAGGACATCAATAGGGTATTCATAATCCGTAAAGGTGATTGTGTTGGTATCCGTATTATGGGTTTTATTGGACTTCCCAATTTTCACATTATAAAGCCATGCTTTTACGGTTTTAGAGATTCCGCCAGCAAAGACGCGTTTAAATTCGTAATAGATATTGTTAGCCTTATACGTAGACGCATCTAACGCGAGGATGTTCCCGTCGTCTGTGGTCACGCTATACCCTTGCGCTTCATCAAGGACGGGGTCGGCATCGGTGACGCCTATAGACCCGTTAAATCCCTGATCGCTGGGCAGTAACAAAATCCGGACGTTATTAGCGTATTGCGTGACATCCTCGAGTACAGTATTAAGATTAATGCTTTTTACATAGGGCACGTTGACTTTCGGAATAGGTTTTGTATCCGTTCTGACTTCATAGCCGAGGGCATCAACGCCGTGGCTTCCGGCGGCCTGTGTTTTTGGTGCCATAGTCTTATTCTCCTTTAATTTGTATTCCCGCCCGATTCATTCTGTCTTTAAAATGTTTCAAGGCATTGTTAAAAAAATGTGTGGCCTGAATACGGCCACGTCGGTATCCTGTTTTATCCCCATACCAACGAAGATATGTCTTTCGTTCGGCTGTCCCATGCTCAAAAAAGTTTGATAAAAACCAATTGTATCTTGAAGTGTTGATAACGATAAACCGTCTTGACGTGCCATTCAAGCTTTTTTGAGCTTTCCATCCATTAGAAAAATGAATGCCCTTTCTTGAACTGCGAGGACTGGTGTTTTTAAGGTCTTGCCTTGCTAATTCAATATTTTTAGCGACAACGGTCTCCACATAAGTCATTTGCTTCCCTACAAAACCCTGAATGTCATTCATGATCACGCCGTTAAAATCTTCAACTGATAGCTTCATCTTGCCTCACATACATGCATGTTACGGAATAGGTAATAATTTTTTTCTCATAATCCGTGTATGATTCCACTTCAAACCCAATTTCATTTTGTTTCAAAACATTTATAATTTTTTCCAGCCCGCCGTCTTCTGTATTTTTAGTGTTATACTCAATAACGACGGCAGGCGTAAAAAGAATGGGTCTGTTATTGGCCCATTGAATAGGCCGCCGATCTTCATAGAAAACCGCATAAGGCAAAGATTCATCTAGCGCATAACCCTGCGAAACCTTGATCTCTGTGCTCTTTAGAATATCATAAAAGCCTTTATTGGTAAGCATAACGCTCCTCTGTTATTTCCAGCGACATATCCGTAATCATAATTTCGGAATTACTGCCTTTTGGCGTAAACGGCCCGTTGAAAGTCCGCCCGATCCTATACCGCTCATCACCGCCGTTGACTGTGATAATCCATCCGGTCGGTATGGCGGTATCCTGCGGGATCCTTGCCCGGAAACTGATATTGATACCCGCTTGCCGGGCAAGGTAGTATTCTTTCATCCCGCTGTCGAGCTTATCAAAATAAAAATCCTTATATTTTGTTAAAATCTGGACAGGTTGTCCAACGTCGTCTTTGCCGGCGGTTACTTTCCAAACGGTCAACACACCGTCGTTAAATTTGATCATCGTCGGCCTCCGCCGAACTTAAAATGAGAAATAAAATATCCCTTTTATAGTTCTCTTCAAATTCATTTGCGGCGTTGTTGAACACGTAAAAGCACCGTTCGATCAATAAAAAGATGGCGAAATAGTTTTGGTCAAAATCCAATTCGATACCCGCCTTTTGCTGTAGCCATTCTTTCGCGCGACCAATGATACCTTGCAGATAATCATCATCGCTATCCCACGAAACACCAGTTTTTCTTTTTAGTTCGCTTAACAGGTCCATGTGACAGCCCCCCCTATTATCAGCCGACAGTTTCACCAGGATCGACAGGCTCTGGCGGAATGCCGAGATTGGTAATGTCGAAAACGAGGAAAGAAACGTTGTCTTTTGGTAATCCGTTCGCGTACATCTTGCAGAGAGAAACGCGTTCGTCTTCGAGGAATCTATATTCGTCGGAACTTTCAATAGTCTGGCCAGAACCTGCTCCAAAGAAATATTTCTTACCGATCCCGGCGATCATAGTACCCTTTGGGATGTTGACTGTCGTAATGACCGTAATGGGAAGAGGCAAGACGCCGGTGACGAACGTGCCTTGTGCCGTGAGAAATGTAGTCTGGGGAAAAAGTTTCGCCCAATAGTCCACAGGATTAATTAGCATGATCACGCCGTCTACCGTGCGTTTCCCGTCGTTGGTCAGCGGAGCCATGATATTCAGACCTAGGGACGCGGGCGAAATGTCGTTCAGCGGTGTTTTCGTTTTTTGCGGATACACGCCGCCGACAACCGCGCCGCCTAAGTTGCGATCCATGCCGATCGGTTGCATATTTCCGGTTCCTGAAATAATGGCCTGTTCACACCCGATATAAAGCGCCTCGCGTAAAAGCGTGCGAGTGAATTGATCGAGCCAAGACGGCCCCAGATCGAGCATGGCTTTTGCGATCGGAATAAACGCGGAAAGCTTGTACAAGTTCATATTGATCTTAACGAACCCATTTTCCAGTTCTTCTTCTATGGCGTCGTCAAGTTTTCCCCACCACGCGGGCGCGGCGTCATTCGTTCGGATGATCCATTCTGTGATCCCGGTGGTATTGACGAAATCGATCGCGCTCAAAAGCGGATATGTTTTAGTGAGGTCTTCAAAGACTCGGTTGATAGTGGTGACTGGGAAAATGTCCGGGATACCGTCAAATCCTTTATTTGCGATAACTTTTTCATAAAAAGATTTTTCTTCCGCCGTAA